TGGTCTTGAGGTTCGTACTGGTTACGACCTCAAAACTGCCAAGCGTTCGCTCAACCTGTTGCTGGCGGATTGGGCTAACCGCGGCTTGAACCAGTGGACGATTAAGCAGCGCACGGTCACGCTGGCTGTTGGAGACGGTGAATACGACCTCGGAAACGATGTGATCGACGTTTTGTCGGTGATTTGTCGTCGCGATGGCACAGACTACTCGTTGGAGCGTTTGAGCCGGGACGATTACCTTACCATTCCGAACAAAACTACGCAGGGTCGTCCGAATCAGTTTTTCTTGGACCGCCAAGTAACGCCAAATTTGAAGATTTGGCCTGTTCCAGAGAACACGACGGACGTAATCGTTTATGATGCGCTTACCCGCATGGACGATGCGGACATTTACACCGATACAATGGACATGCCGTTTCGGTTTTACCCCTGTTTAGCAGCGGGTCTGGCCTATTACATTGCTTTGAAGCGGGCACCGAACCGTGTTCAGATGCTAAAAGCCGTGTATGAAGAGGAGTTTGAACGCGCAGCGACGGAAGACCGTGACCGGTCGTCCTTCAACGTCGTTCCGAAGTACGAATATTATAGGGCGGGGTAAATGGCTAAGTTTGCTTCCGGAAAAAACTCATGGGCTATCTCGGATCGTTCCGGGTTCCGTTATCCATACCGCGTGATGAAGCGGGAATGGAACGGATTGCTTGTGGGTCCGGACGAATATGAGCCAAAACATCCGCAATTGGGGCCGTTCCGCAAGGTTGTGGACCCAGAAGCCCTTGAAAACGCAAGACCTGACCGTGTTGAGCCGCTAGACGTGTTTGTCGGTGTGCCTCTGGTCGAAGCCCCAACTCTGAAACCGGCCCAAGGGTTCGGTAAGGTGGGCCAAGTGACGGTGGTGACATGAGCTTTACATACGATCAGCTAACGCAGGCCATTCAAGACTACACACAGTACGACGAAAGCTCGTTTGTGGCCAATATTCCTGTGTTTATTGTGCAGGCAGAGGAGCGTATCCTCAAAAACGTCCAACTAAGCCTGTTCCGCAAGAACGTTAGCGGCGCAATGTCGGCTTCGAACAAGTATTTGGCTTGTCCGAGCGACTTTTTGGCTCCGTTTTCGCTTTCTTTCACAGATGCCAGCTCAAATCAGGTGTTTTTGGACTTTAAAGACCCAGATTTCGTGCAATCTTTCAATCCAAACGCGGCTACGACGGGGAATCCACGTTATTACGCTGTTTTTGACATCAATAACTTCATTTTGGGCCCGACACCGGACGCCAGCTACGATGTGGAGCTTCATTACTTCTATCGTCCGCTGAGTTTGACGCAGTCTGGCGGCAGCGGCACGACATGGCTGAGTGAAAACGCTCAGTTGGCTCTTTTGTACGGCAGCTTGATCGAAGCTTACATCTTCATGAAGGGCGAGCCTGATATAATGCAACAGTACGAAAAACGGTTTGCTGAAGCGATTACCGGTCTGAAAATGTTCGGCGAGAGCAAAGAAGTCACCGATGAATATCGTACTGGTATGGTTGTGAGGCCGAAACAATGAGTTTTCCAGCATTAGATATGAATATTGACCCCGGTTTTACGGTGGAGGTACACACCACCAGCGGTCGCGGGTTTACTCCAGAGGAAATCGCTGAACGTGCGGCTAATAAGATTATTTCTATTAGTGATGACGCGAACCCTGCTATTCGGGCACAGGCACATGCCTTTCGCAAGCAAATTGTAAAGCTTTTAGAAATTTACATGCGCGAAGCGATAAAAAGTGATAGAACCACTGTGTACAACGCGCTAACCGACGCAGGCCACAAGGAGCTTGCTGAACTGATAAGGAGACTGTGACATGGCTTTCTCAGGAAACTACATGTGTACATCCTTTAAGAACGAGCTTCTTTATGGTGTACACGACTTTGATGCCTCGACGGGCGACACTTTTAACATCGCGCTTTATACGAGTGCCGCGACGCTAGATGCGTCGACGACTGCGTATTCGGCAACGAACGAAACCAGTGGCACCGGCTATTCGGCGGGCGGTCAGGCTTTAACTAACGTAAACCCGACGACTTCTGGTACGACGGCTTTCACTGATTTTGCAGACGAGACTTTCACGACTGCAACCATTACTGCTCGCGGCGCGTTGATTTATAACACAACTCCAAACACAGATTCGCTTTCGGTATCTAATCCGGCGGTAGTTGTTTTGGATTTTGGCGGGGACAAGACGTCCACCGCTGGCGACTTCACCATTGTGTTTCCAACCGCAGACGCAAGTAATGCGATTATTCGGATAGCGTAATGACTGATGTTGTCGTTCCAATCGGCGGCTGGGGCCGCTCTGGTTGGGGCGAAGGCCCGTGGTCCCAGAGCGGTTTCCCGCTACTCACGGGCTCTGTTGGCTCGGTAACCGTTGTTGCGGAAGCAAACGCACCGGTTACTGGGATAGCAGCGACGGGTAATGTTGGCAGTGTAACGGTAGTTGCCGAAGCCAACGTATCTGTCACCGGGGTTGCTGGCACGGGTCAGGTTGGCTCTGTCGGCGTCATCGGCGAGGCCAATGTAGACGTGACCGGGGTTTCCGGTACTGGCCAAGTCGGTTCCGTCAGTGTTACGGCTGACGCAAACGTCTATCCAACCGGACTGGCTGCGACAGGAGCTGTTGGCTCTGTTTCAGTTACCGCAGATGCAAACGTTAACGTTACGGGAGTTGCTGGAACTGGCGAGGTAGGCACTGTTAGTGTCGATGCCGAGGCCAATGTTCCGGTTACGGGCATTGCGGCCACGGGTTCTGTTGGGTCTGTTACCGTTATTGCCGCTGCGGATGTAGCTGTCACGGGCGTGTCGGCTACTGGTCAAGTCGGCCAAGCGGCGGTAGATGCGGAAGCCAATGTTCCCGTTGTTGGTCTTGAGGCAACAGGTGGGGTTGGGTCTGTCTCAACTCAAACCGATCAAAACATTAACGTCGACGGCGTATCGGCGACAGCAACAGTTGGTAGTGTTACCGTAGATGCGGGCGCTATCGTGAATGTAACAGGAGTGAGTGCGACAACTGAGACTGGTACGGTACTTGTATATGGCCGGATTGTTCCAAATCAAAATCCGGGTTATAGTGAGGAAACACCAAGTCAAAGTCCAACGTGGTCTGAGGAGTCGCCAGCACAGAATGCAAATTGGACGCGAGTAGCGGCGTAGAGGAATAAAGAGATGCCAAGCACCTATACAGTTAACCTCGGTATCGAGAAACCGGCTACCGGTGAACAGTCGGGTACTTGGGGTGATACCACAAACATTAACTTTGACATTCTGGATCAGGCGATCAACGGATGTCTTTCCCTGACGCTGGCCTCGGCTGGTACGTCTGGTTCCCCAAATACGCTGGCAATCAGCGACGGTGCAACTTCGGATGGCCGCAACAAATGGATCGAGTTTGCCGATAGCGGCGATCTCGGTGCTACGGCATATGTCCAGCTTACACCAAATGACGCGGAAAAGATTGTTTTCATCCGCAACAGCCTGTCCGGCAGCCGCTCGGTCATCTTGTTCCAAGGCACATACGACGCGGGCCGCGATCTGGAAGTTCCGGCTGGCGTTGATATGGTCGTGAAGTTTAGCGGTGGCGGTGCGACAGCTACGGCAACGGACGTCTTTACAAAGCTTCGTGCAACCGAGATTACAACGCCTACGCTTACGGCGGGTACGGCGGACATTAACGGCGGCACGGTTGACGGTGCTGTGGTTGGTGGTGCGACACCTGCGGCGGGCACGTTTACAAACCTGACAGCCAACACGGACCTGACGATCAACGCGACTACGACGGTTGACGGTGTCATTGATGACGACACGATGGCGACGGCTTCTGCGACGAAGCTTGCGACGTCGGAGTCGATCAAGGCGTATGTTGATACGACGGCGGCGGCTCAGAACGAGCTTTCCGAGGTTTTGGCCAACGGTAACACAACGGGTGCCAACAACATCATTGTGGACAGTGGTCAGGCAATTACGACCAATACGGTTAACGAGACCACCGCGGGTAGCGGTGTGACGATTGACAGCGTATTGCTGAAGGACGACGGCGTTAATGCGACGAACCTTGAGATTACCAACATCAAGGCGAATGACGGCACTGCGGCGGGTTCGATTGCGAACAGCACGGGTGCTGTGACGATTACGTCGTTCATCTCGAACTCTGTTGATATTGGTGGCGGCGCGATTGACG